CTCTTTGATAAAGATTTTGAAAAAGCATGGAACAATACAGAGTTATTTTGTGAAACCTTTAATCTTCCTGATGAAGACGAAATGAAATCTATCTTATGTGAAATGATTTATCAGCTTGGCTATACAGGCGTATCTAATTTCAAAATGATGATTAAAGCTCTTCAAGAGTCCAATTTTGAAGAAGCATCCGCCCAGATGAAAGCTTCTCGGTGGCATAAACAAACAAAAAATAGATGTGAAGAATTAGCAGAGAGGATGGCTAGTATCTAATGTGGAGTATGTTATTAAAACCACTACTCGGTGTAGCCGGGGATATGGTTAAAGGGTCTATTGATGTTATCAAAACAAAAACTGAAACAAAAAAATTATTAGCTCAAGCGGAAAAAGAACATATTAGAAAGATGGCAGAAGGCGAATTGGAATATGCCATACAAGCTCAAAAATCTATGGGTGAATCTTGGAGAGATGAGTGGTTTACAATCATTCTTTCAATTCCTTTGTTAATTGTTTTTGGTGCTATTTTTTTTAATCAACCTGACTGGGTGGCAAAATTAAAAGAAGGTTTTATAACTTTAGATGAATTACCCGATTGGTATATCTGGGCATTAATGGCATCTATCGCTAGTAGTTTTGGTCTTAAAGTATCTGACCTAGCAATTAAGAAATTTAAAAAATAATGGCAGAGTATCAAGGAAGAAAAGTCACCCTCAATAAACCTATGGCGGGTGATGTCAAAAAATTTAAGGTTTATGTTAAAGACCCTAGCACCGGGAGAGTTAAGAAAGTTAATTTTGGTGCTAAAGGAATGTCTATTAAGAAAGACAACCCTGATCGTAAAAAATCTTATTGTGCTAGAAGTGGTGGCATCAAAGGTACTAATAACAAACTATCAGCAAATTATTGGTCTCGTAAGATGTGGAATTGTTGATGGCTAAGAAGCAAACAACCACTACACCTATTATGCATATTGTCAAAAAGACAACCATAGGTGATGGCCGAATAAGTTTTTCGACTATGAATAAACATAAGCGAAGAAGCTATAAACCATATAACAGACAAGGAAGGTAATATGCCCAAAGTAGGAAACAAACATTTTTCTTATTCTAAAAAAGGAAAAGAAGAAGCTGAAAAGTATGCCAAGAAGACCGGCAAAAAAGTAAAAAACAAAAAGAAGAAGTAATGGATAAGTGTGAATTTTGTGGATGCAGTTGTCATAAAGACATGAGCTGTATGTGTGAATGTGCCATCTGTAAATGCCCAGCGTGTAATGAAGAGAGTACCACTTCCTAAGTTTGTTACTATTGGACACTTTAAGATCCACTTAACATTAATTGATCACGACATTGCTTATAATGTTTGTGAGATGCAAGGTTGTTTTCTCAACAAACCTCCGTATCAAATTTATTTAGATAAAGACATCATAGATCGTAACGATACAGATAGTAAAAATTTAGTTATCCATGAGCTGTGTCATGTCATTTATTTTATCTACTTACTGAGTAAAGACAAAGATGAGGAGTCTGTTGTCAATGGAATGTCTAATGGCATTACCGAAATATTTTATAAATCAGAATTAAAGGATTGGTTAAAAAGTTGCGATGGTTAAAGTTTATTTTTTGGTTGGATATCTATGTACTTATCTAACCCAGAATTATCTTGACCCGCATTGCACTTCTTTTGCTCAAAAATACGACACAATAGAACAATGCCAAAAAGACTTAGAATTTATAGATTTAACAGCATTAGAACTATCAAAGAAAACTCTTACTAGCCATAAACTAGCTTGTTTAGAAGCACCCATCAAAACTAAAGGAATTTAATGAATGTGGAACTTAGGATTGAACTTATTAAAATATGCACCTAGAGCGTTTGCTGGTGTTCGATCTATTTTAGGTGATCCTGTAAAGTCTTCTGGCCTTATTACTGGTGGTATTCTAGGAGGCAAGGCAACTAACGATACTATTAATTCTGGTATTTTAGGTGACACTAACTTGATGGAAGAGGGGATGAACTTCTTCTCTAGCCCGGCTATATCTTTCATTAAAGAAACACCTAGTGGTGAGGTTTATAATCCTGATCAAGAACAAATAGATGCTGAGAATGAATTTAATAAAGATCTTAATACTAAAATTACGACTGCTACAAATAATAATAAAGCAAATATCTTAATTACTCCTGAAGTAGAAAAACCTAGTAGTTTACTTTCAACACCAGAGTCTAATCCTATAGACTTTTCTAATCAAACCTTTCCCGAACAAACAGATCCAGATAGTTATATTCTTACTGCTGAAGAACAACCTACTCAAACCGGACTATTATTAGACAGACCCTCTTTAACTGGAATAGTTGATCAAGGTGAAAATAAAAAACCATCTAGTCTTTTAAATATTTATGAAGTTACTCCAGATACTTCTGGTCAAGGATGGGAACCTTTAGAAATAATGAGAATTGTTGATGATGAACCAGTATATAAACAAATTGCATATGCGTTTAATAATCCACCAGAGGATTATACTGGTACGAAAGAAGATTATTTCAATGACATGGTTAATGCAGTTATTAGAGAAACCAAAATCATATTTGAAAGAGCTAGTAACGGAGATAAAGAGGCTGAAGCAATCTTAAATCAACTAAAGTGGTACGACTCTGAAGTCTCTAGTGGTCGTGAAACATTTGGTGGTATTTATGATTTAGTTGCGGATATTTTAGGCACAACTTCTGCTCAAACTAATGTAAGAGATAACTGGAGAAATACTACTGAGGTAGTAGAAAATTATACTAAAGGCAAGTATGACAATATAATAAACAAATATAACCAGATCCTAGAAAAACAAGAAATAACACCTACTGAATACGCAAAACTTCATTATGATTTAAAGAAGAAAAAAGGGGATGAATACGCACAAAGTAAATATCCGATGCTCCGTAAGATAAATCCAGATGGTACATTTGGAGCTTTATTTAATGCAAATTCCCCGGCTACCATGTTAGCTTTGATGGATCAATTTAGACAATTAAGAGTAGGTGGTTCGCCTAAGACTATTCAATACACTGAAAATTTAGCTGGTTCAGGCAATCAATCTATTATTGATATTTGGATGGCTAGATTTTTAAGAAGACTATCTGGAAGAGATAGAATACCCCCAGCTGGTGAAAAGGCTGTAAGCGGTAAAGTACTTGTAGATGGTGAAACTATTGGTGGTGAATATGGCTATGGCCAAAAAGTATTTAATGAAGCTGTTAAAAAATTAAACGAAATGGGTATTGATGTAGATGCTAAACAACTTCAAGCACTAAACTGGTTTGCAGAAAAAGAATTATGGGCAAAGAATGGTTGGTCTCCATCTAGCGGAGGATCTATAGAATTTGAAAGAATGTTTTATGGGCTACCAAAAGAAACCCAAGTTAAAGTTAATGAGCTTAGATCTATAATTGATAGTAGGAACTCTACCGCTGAAGACAAATACCAAGCAATGTCCGAACTAGACGAGCTGTATCTTCGAGCTGGTACTGACAGATACAATGTTGGTATATCCGCTACTAGACCTCTATTAGATCAAATTCCAGAACAAGCACTAGATATTAAACAAAGTTTTATAAATATATTTAAAGATGATGAAACAGTTAAAGCTGTTAAAGGTGTGCCTACTATTGGTAAGTACATGGGAGAGGGTGAATTATCTCTTGATGTTGAAATTGTAGCCACAAAAGATTTTGATAAAAATAAATTAATTACGAATGCTGTAGAGAATGCTAAGAAGTATGATCAAGACTCTACTTTTATCTCTCAAATTGTTTCTCCTGATAATTATCTAACTCATCCTAATTCTGAAAATTTAAGACCGGGTATGGAAGTTTATTTTGGTAAAAAATTCTCTGAAGAACAAGTTGATGAAATAATTAACGAATTAAATAAACAAGGTTTCCCCGGATTTACTTTTGTTAAAGACACTAGGGTTCAAGATAATGTAAATCCTGTTTTGGGTTTCACTGGTCGTGAGGAGTATGTAGGTATAAGAACTCAGTATATTCCAGAATATGATGGATACGAAAATTATAATGACTTACCAAAAGAAGAAAAAGATAAGTTGTTTAATAAGCAGATAGATAAATACATTAATTTAAAGAAATACTTAATGGAAAACTACAAAGATTTAAGCTTTGCCGGTATATTTTTTCATGATACATTAATTATTAATAGAGAGAAATATGATGAATTTTTACGATAAACTTATTCAGAGGGCAGAAGAACTACATGGTAAAGACTCTGATATAGCAAAGTCATTTAGAAAAGATAAGGAAATATCTCAGTTAAATAAAGGTAAGTCTTATCGTGAAATCTATGCAGAAAGGCAAACTTTTACAGTTGGCCACAAGAATAAAAAAGTCAATAAGTCTTTAATTTAAATAAAAAATTAGTAGAATTTAAGCACCCGGGTCTCCTTTTGTGTGTTGTAACTAAATTGGAAAACCCGGGCTGTGAATTAATTATTATTTAAGTATCTCCCTAAATTAATAAGGTGGTTAGCTAGGTCTTCACTAATTCCATATACATCAGCAATTCCCTGAACAGTCATATAGTTATTGAAGTAATCAATATAAAAATCAATAGGATTAATAGTTTTCATATTACTCTCCAAATAACTCTTTAATGAAGTAAAGAATACAAGCAAACATTCCAAAGTGGACTAATACAGTTAAAAAATCATTAAACATGATAACTCCTTTTGTGTGTTGTTGAGTTAAATATACAGATTTCTCACTAGGTTACAATAAAAGATTACACAAATTTACACAAATGATCTTAGAATTATTGATTATGGCCTGTAACACATTGTTACCAAGGAGGTGTTAGTGTTGATTTTGAGGAAAAATGGCGATAAATGTGTAATTTTGTGCAACACTAAGTAACAAGAAATTCCCTTATTTCTCAGTGCTTTTTACCTCATGTAACATCATGGGTAAAAATTTATTGCACAGTTATTACACAGTTTGGGGATTAGAGAGTTCTTCTAACAAATCGAGGGAATTGACCCTCTTGCTTGAATGTCATGTAAGCTGAATACCAATCTTTTTTGTATTCTGCTCGGCAAAATTGTTTGATCTCTTCTTCTTTATCATCTTTTTTAAAAAAGTTTAAGAAGTGGTTCATTGCCTTTGTCGTTAAGTTAAACATATCTTTGGTTCCTTTCATAGAAATTATACCAAAGGGGTATGTAGATTTTCGTATGTTTGTTTTAGGTATCAGGTGTGTTGGTGCTGATGAGAAGAATTGAACTTCCGACTTCTATCTTACCAAGATAGCACTCTACCACTGAGTTACACCAGCATTAAAGTTTCTTTATAGCATCCGCTTTACGAGTATCAACTACTTTAGCATAGCGTAATGCCATCTTCTCTGAAGACCACCCTCCTAGGCTCATTAAAGTCGAAATATCAGAGTTCTTTAGTACTCTTGTAGCAAAAGTATGACGGAACTTATGGGGGTGAGATTTGACTCCAGAATTTTTTTCCATTTTTTTCCAAGAAGTACGAATACCAAATCGACTTGAATAATGAAATACTTTCCCGGAGCCTTGATGTTTTCCTAATTGTTTTTTTAGCTCTGGGTGAATGTAGATATACTTATAGCGTTTTGTTTTAGACATATAGACCGATATTAAATTCTCTTCGTAATCAACATCAGGCCACTGTAAATTTATAGCTTCTGATATACGACACCCGGTATAATACAAAAAACAAATTAAAGGTTTCAGTTTACCAGAATGCTCTAATAGCTTTTGATATTCTGTAGGATTATGCCAAGAAATTTTTGTTTCTGTAGTAGTAAACTTATCTAGTTTGATAGGTTGCTTACCTAATTTTTTCATTTGTAAATTTATCATAGCTTGAATGTCATTGATTACTCTATTGACGGAGCTGTTTTTTATTCCGGGGGATAAACATTTTTTAATATGGTTAGAAAAGTCTGGTTGGACACTATCAATGAAAACATGACCGAACTTTTTCATTACCTTACTGATTTGGGTTATGTAGTGGATGTGAAGATTTTTGTGATTAATGTAGTCTTCTGATGCTTCGAGTAAAGTTGGCCAATGTTTCTTAACACCAGCCAACTTATCATAATATAGATTTTCTAAATGCTTGAGGACTTGCTCAGCTTCTTTTTTGTTTTCTCTACCTGAGGATTGGCGAATGAAATTTCCGTTAATACTTCCGGTGATTTGCCAATGTTTGCTATCCTTGCGTTTCTTGAGTTGGAGCATTCTATTATCTTTTTTATATGATTTGCTGTAAATCTCAAGTGGACAGGAACACGATGGTAAAATTCCTCTTCAGGATATTTATGTTCTAAGTCACCTAAAAGCTTATAAATAGTTTTTCTATGCACTTTTAAGTGATTAGCCACCTCTTGGATAGTGTAATACTGTTCCATTATTGGTAAAGCCTCCCTCCAGCTACAGCTACCTTGTTCAAAGACATTTGAGCTGTAATAGTCATTTCTATAGCTTTTAAAGAGATATAAAGATCATTAGCTTCACCTTTGCATTCTTTAAACTGCATTAAAGCT